TTATAAACGTTTAGTGACGTATATACATAATGAATAATTCTTTTGATGAACAATATATTAACCGTCTATTTGACGAGTTTCAAACAGAAAAAGCTAAATTAGTTTTAGAATTGAAGAACGATAAGGAACTTACGAAAGAAAGAATAATTAGTAATAAAATGCAATGTATAGACATCATGACAAGAAGTATTTTAAAATATAGAAATTTAATTATTCGTGAAAAAATGAAAACCGATCTTTAAATAAAGCTTAGTCATCTAGGTTCTTTATATAATGCCAATAAGTAAATCACATCACGTAGTGCTACCATTCGGAGGAGGATCTCTTCATATGGGGCGTAAAGATTCAGTAGGAAGGGGTATGGGTTCAGTTCTTCTTAGAACGGGTGGGCCCGGTGCCGCATCATCATATACCGATATGGATGATTATATTCATCAAACCGGGCTGAACCCGTATGCAAGGGCAGCACCGCAACAGTCGATGAGAAAAAATGGAAAAGGTCTGATGAGTCTTGGTTCTAAGCTTAGTAAACTAGCTATTGCTGCACCATCTCAAATTAAACGAAAAAATATTACTATGAGTATGTAGAGTTGTGAAACGTATGAAAAAAATAATAAAAAATATATAAAAATATTTTTATTATTTAGATATCTATTTAAAAGGACTACATCTATAGAATGTATAAACATTAATGTGTGATAAACTCGTATACGATCTAGCTCAGGAAGTTGAAGGTTCGCCCGCCGTCTTTGTAAGAAAAGACTGGGTCAACATCCTTGATAATCAGAACCAAAATTATGGAAACAATCAGTCGGTGTTGGATACATCGCAACTTTCCAATTCTAATAAATATATGTCTTACCGTGAGGCATATCTCCTTGTCCCTTTTACAATTTCCCTTGCGTCAACAGGTGCTTCTACCGTTGTTTCTACACCCGCGGGAGGTACTGCTCCGCCCGCGTCTGTAACATTTTCACCCGGAACTGCCGCTACAAGTGCCGATAATGCTATTGGACTTAAAAATTGGTTTGGACAAATTATTCATTCATTCACGTTGGATTACAACGGAACAACCATTATCCAACAGACCCCGCTCGTTAATATGTGGAATTCTTTCAAACTTGTAACATCTTTAAGTTATCAAGACCTTTTGACACAAGGCCCTACTATTGGTTTTTGGCCCGATCAATCTGATACATATCAATTTGTACAAGGTGGTTCGGGTAATGGTCCAGCGGGGGCAGGTGCCAGTGCACTTGTTGCAGGACCGTCAGCGGCAGGCACAGGCGTATGTAATAACACAAATGCTCAGGTAATATCCCCAGTATCACAATCATTTTCTACTCTTCAAAGCGGAGATGGTAATGATGGATTTACTGTTAGACAACGATGGATTAATTATGATTATGATGGAAAAATTGGGGCACAGACAGCAACCGCGGCGGGTGTTGTTTTTACTTCACCACTACCTACTACGACTGGTGCAACATATGGTCATTTATTTACAGCAGGTGCAGCTAATACTCTATGGAAGTCGTATATTTTTAAGAAAACAGATGGTGTTACTACTGTACCCGGTGTTTTACAAATTGCTGTTATGGCTACAATTTATTTAAAACATGTTCACTCATTTTTTAATATGGTCCCACTACTCAAGGGTGTGTTTATGAAAATGACAATGAATTTAAACAATACCACTACAACATTTTCAACTGTGTCTATTTCACCAGTTGGCGCAAGTCTTGCAATTGTTCCTTATTCAATGAGTGTTTCATCTGTGTCAAATCCTTTAGGCGGTGTAAATCCTTTAATGATTGCATCAGGTGCTTATGAGCCGGTGTCTCAAGCTGTGACGACTACAATTCCTATTTATCCAGGAGCAAATGGAGGTATTGGATTATTTCAAACTGGGACCGCATCATCCGCAACTCAACCGCATTATTGTACACTGTCGTATCGTCTAAATATTTCCGTAGGTGCAAGATGTTTGGATTCAACCATTGCAACATCCGCGCCATCAGCAGCACCTTTAGCACAATCGGTATATTTGTATATTCCAGCATACTCATTTAATCCCGTATTTGAACAAGCGTATCTTTCTAGTCCCGTAAAAGAAATTAAATATTCTGATATTTATCAATACCAGGTTCAATCGGTTGCAGCTAATGGTATGTTTAACAATTTGGTAACCAATGGTATTGCAAATATCAAAAGCGTTCTTATTCTTCCATTTTATTCTTCAGACTCAACAGGGCTCAATAATGGGTTGGGTGTAGGAGGTATTCCCGTTTGGCAGTCACCGTTTGATCCCGCAGGAACCGGGACTACTAGCCCACAGTGCGCGATTACAAATTTCAATGTTCAAATTTCCGGTCAAAATGCTATTTACAATATGGAGAAATATAGTTTTGAGCAATTCAATAATCAGTTGTATGGATATAATGCGGTTAATGGTGGGCTTACCGATGGTCTTACATCGGGTCTTGTATCTCGTTACGATTTTGATAATTGCTATTGTTATTATTATGTAGATGTATCTCGTATGCTTCCCGTTGAAATGACCGTACCTAAATCAGTTCAAATTATTGGACAAAATCTTAGCTCAAGGTCAGTTGATCTTATTGTATTTGTAGAATATGGAGTATCAATTTCAGTTGATCTTCTTACTGGCGCGCGTGTGTAAAGCATGTAAAACACATGTAAAAAAATAATAAATATTTTAAATAAAAATTAAAGACGTCAATTGCATCAAAAACAATAACAAGTTATAGCAAAGCAATAAATGTATTTAAACAAAAAAAGTCTTTAAATATATATATAATGAAACACATCACAGTAGCAATGAGTGCGGCGCAAGCTGCCAAACTAAGAAACGGACATAAGGTTCGTGTAAAAAAGGGTAGTGGTTTTAATCTAATCGTTCATCCCGAACGGTTCCATTTGATGACTAGAACTTTTGATAAGGGTCGAGGAGCTGAAGTACAGCTAAGTCCCGAAGAATTAAGCGTAAATAAATTGTACTCATCTGTATCTCCCGACGAACATACTGGACTACATGCATCACCTGACATGGAATCACAAGCGATTGTGGAAAGTGGCGCACCGCATGCGGCTGGTCAAGGTATTTTTGGTAAAAAATTTGATAGAAAACTTAAGAAAGCTCTTGGATCTAAACTTTCAAAAGTAGTTTATAAAGGTGCTGAACACTTGAGGGAACCACTTAAAAAAGCTATTAAAGGAGGGCTTACCGCGGCTGGTGCTGCTGCGACAGCATTTGCACCTGAACTAGCACCTGCTATTCTTATGGCGCAAGGTCGTCTAGGTAGTATGTCTGATAGGTATATTGACGATCCTAGTAAATACCAACGTAAAGGAGGTTTTGAAGCCCTTGCAATGGGTCATGGTATTGGTCTTCAATTTAATAAAAGTGCGGGAAGCCATTTGGCTGATGCAACACGTGGTGCGCATAGCATGGCTATGAAAGGAATGGCTATGGCTGATAGTGCTATTCATGGTAGACGAGGTACCCATACCATTCACGACATGCATGAAATTGGAGGTCCTATTTCTAGAGGTAGTGGATTCCATCACCCGCATGCTAAAGGTCATGTAGGACATAGAGGTGGAATGCTTGATATGCATTACTCGCCCGCAATGGTATCACAACCACTTTCAGCAAACTTCCAATTTCAACATTTCCTACCGCCACAATATCAAGCCGTTGGTAAGCATGGAGGTGGGCTATATTTGTAATACCTTATTTTTATTACTATTTCTCTTTTTAAAAAGTAGTAAGAATAAAATATAGAGTCTTAGATTATAGAATTCAAATTCTTAGGATAGTTATAAAATATATAAATACTTTTTAAAAAGATGAAAGTATAAAATAAAAAGGGGTAAGTAAAATTATATCTAAAAAGAAATACGCTACTAAGTGTATATGTCTTTAACCGATACACAAATTTATAAACTCGCCGAACGGATGCAAATCCCGATGGGAGGAGTCTTTTTCAAGGATGAAATTCCGAGCAAGTTAGAGTTTAATAAAACGTATATTATTAATCTTGAAGATAGCGAGGATGAGAATGGTAGACCAAACTCTGGTTCTCATTGGACGATGGTTCAATGTCGTAAATACCCGAATGATAAAATCCATTCAATATACTTTGATCCGTATGGCGCACCGCCGCCTGAATCCGTAAAGGAAGCTGTTAAAAAAACCACCGCTAGCCAAGGCGTTCCACATACAACAAAAGACGTTCAAAGTCTGATGAATAATGCATGTGGTTTTTACTGTCTAGCACTAGCCCACTATATTAACGCATCTAAATTTAGAACTAATGATTTGTTTAGAGACGTTGATGACTTCGTAGATATGTTTGATGATCTGAATGTATCTGTTGATTTTAAAAAGAATGAATATATTCTAAAACATTTCTTCAGAAGCAGTGATCCCGCGCTACGGAAAGAAATTGATGTTATTAAACCTACAGAATCAATTACGGGCGAAGATGAGAAAGGCGGAATTGATATGATGAAAATTCCATGTGATATAAAGATGGTGTAAGTATTATATACTTAAAGATTCAACATGTATATTATGTAATGACATCTGAAACTGAAACCATCGTATCAAGTCCGCTTGAAGCTGACTTTGTAGCATCTACCTACACCGACGCACAACGGCGTGCAACACAAAAGTATAGAACTGAAAATAAAGAGAAAGTAAATGAGCAACGTAAGAAGTATTACCAAGCAAGAAAGGAGTCAGATCCTAATTTCTTGGAGTACAAGAAGCAAAAGGCTCGGGAGTATTATCTTCGTAAAAAAGAAACTATTTCTTCCAAAAAAGCAGACACCCCTGAAGATGGTTCGAGTATTCTTGTAGAAGAACCATTGCTTGTGGATGATGCAATTACATCGGAACCCGAACCTGTTGCCGACGGTATTGTTAAAGCTGATTTACCGATCATGGAAATTCCTGTAATTCCTGTTCTTACCCGCAAACCAACTCAACGTAAAAAGAAGGTTGTTGTTGTAGCCGATACTGAAAAACCGCTATCCGATGTTCTTAAAGAACTTGAGGATGTAATGCTAACACCAGTGCCGGTATTGGATGAGAAAAAATCCAGAACTCGTAGGACTCGCGAAAAAGTGGTTGCTACACCAGTGGAAGTAGCCTAAGCAAAAAATATATTTTTTTGGTCATCTCGTAATGGGATGCACAAAACAATACTAAAATGTATTCATCTCGACCATCATGGCTAGGCCATTAATTCTATTACTTATTCTCTTTTTTAAAAGTATTAATAATAAAATATAGAGTTATAATATAGAATATAATTTAATAATAGAACTCTATATTTTATACTAACTACTTTTTAAAAAGAGAATAAATAAAATAAATAAGGTATATAGATTATTAAAATAGTCTATTTGACTAGGGCGAAATTGAAAAAGATTATTTTGTTATGCTAATGGATGGGGCCAAGATGGAAATTAAGCACGAACTTAATAATCACTACTGAATTCAGTAGTGAATATTAAGAGAGAACTTAATTAAACATTTTTAATTAAGTTCT